TTTCCAATAATATAAGGGAAGACTGGTTTTTTATATTTTTCAAATACTCCAGATGACTCTGCAAAAGAATCATTAATTGTCATGAAATATGCGTAAGTTCCTTGTGGATAATCTGGGGTTACGCAGAATCTTCCATTGTTTTCATCAAGAACACTTTCATCAGATACATCTTTATGTGTATAATCTTGAATGAAAAATCCCTCTGGGAAAATAGAGATGGATGGTCTGTTGGGTTTGATATCCAAAGAGTATCCAGACTTCATAGTGTCAACAACTCCACCACTCTTTCCAGAATATCCATATGGACCATAAATTGGATTTCCGTCATACGCAAATCCTAAGATTGGTGAGTGTTTTGTAGATTTTACCTCAATACTGTTAACTCTCCTAAGATCACTTTCACCGTATTGAATATTTCCTTCAGAGTCTATTGCATAATTAGTTTCTCTGAAAACTCTAGGAGCATATAAATGCGAATACTGAAGTTCATTAATTCCTGATACTATAACTCCGTCATCAGCATCAAAGTAAGGGAAATTCTTTTGGAATAAGTTAACATTCCAAGTTTTAAGTTTTGAAGTAAAGACAGGATCAATATCATTTTCACCTGCATCCAAAATTGTGATAACTGTATCCTCTTCAGTATATCCTCCACCAGGTTCTATTACTTTTACTTCAGAGAGTGCTCTATTTTCCATGATCGGAACTAGAACCGCACCCACACCAGGTCCATCAATTATGATGTCTGGAGTTGACGTATAATCTGATCCAGAATTTAGAACAATAACCTGAGAAATTCTTCCGTTTGAAATAACTGGTTGTACCTGAGCATCTTTTCCTTGCTGAACCGTAATTTGTGGTTGATGTTGATAATTTAAAATTTCAGATGAACCATATCCAACTCCTCCGTTTTCGATATGAACATCTGTTATAGATCCTCTAAAAATAGGTTCTATTTCTGCTTTAAAGGTCTTTAATCCAATAGATGAAATTCCTACCTCACCAGAAACAGTAACTTCTATATCGGGATAGTTAAATACGTGAGTTCCTACTCCAACAGACTCCAAATTAACATACTGTTTAGTTCTGTAGAAGAATTCCTTATCAGAGCTAACCCCAACAGATGATAATCTAAATGAGTCTTGATCTACCGTTGTTACATAATATTCATCATTAACATTAAGACCAGTAACTGGTGTTCCTACACAAGTGTATTTGACTAACTCTCCTGTGTTGTAATTATGATTGGCAATCGAAATTACATTAGATGCAGTGTTGATTCCTGTGGTAGCAGGAGCAGTTTTCTTTTTATTTTCGTACCCAGACCCACTATTAATAACATTAATTGCACTTATTACTGATTTTTTGTTTACTGACTGAAGAGAGTGTCTTCCTATTCCAAAATCAGTCAAAAATACAGTGTTTAATCCAACAATAGCATCTTTCTGAGTTTCATGTAATCTAACTGTTGTATTATCAATCACCGAAACAAAATAAGAGGAGTTAGTAACTATACCCGCAACTCCTTGCTGATCACTAGTTTTATAAATGACCTGTTCTGCATTTCTAAATTTGTGATACGTGGAAAATCCAATTCTAGATTGTGTAGAGGAAATACCAACAACAACCTCAGCAGATATAATGTCTGTAGCAAACTCAGGAGCATGATCAATTAGTTTCATGTCAACTTGACATAATGCTCCCTCTCCATTTCCTCCAGTAACCTTAATCGTCGGAGTTGACAAATAATCAAATCCAGGATCTTTTATTCTTACCTCTCTAAGAGAACCTGAAACAGATAAATGTGCAGTTGCACCAGTTCCAATAGAGTCACTGATTAAAAGATTTGGTACATTTATAACGTCAATATTTTCTCCAGGAGACAAAACATTTATTTTTTCGATTTCACCATATGCAATAAAGTCTTTTGATTTATAATTTAATATTTCTACTCCATTTACCAATATTCCAGTAAAACCAGGTTCTGTTTCAGTTACTGTTCCATCATTCTCTGGTTCAGTTATTTCTCTTAAAATCTTTTGTGGTTTTAATGTTTTACCATAAAACTCAAACGGTTCAATAACACTATCTGTTACTGTTACTTCTGTATCTACAGAAACAAACTTAGAACTGTAAATATCATTTCTGCTTTTAGCAAATTTTAAAGTAGATCCATCAACTCTTTGAACAAAATATAAACCATCATCAAATAGTGCAGTATCTCTGACAAGTCTAGTTGCTACAGATCCATTAGCATCAACAAAACTTTGACTTACTGTTCTAGCTTTGTAATATATTGCGTCTCCAGTGTAGAATCCATGTTCGACACCAGGTGATACTAAGAATGAAGTTCCAGAAAAAGTTCCAGAAAATTTAAATTGTCTAGGAGTTATTTCAATTGGTTGAGCATTATAAGTCGGAAGTGATGGTGAGGCAATTACATAATTATCATCATCATTTTTAAATAATGCATCAACGTCTGTAGAGAACTGTTGAATTTTTGGAAAATTGCTAGAAGATCCTTTTTGAATTCTTCTTTTAATCTTTTGAACAGTTCCTGAATTTAAAACTCCTTGACCACGAATGTAAAAAGTTTTTTCATCGGAAATACTAACAATTGTAGATTCTTTCTCTGTACCATCATTTAAAATAACACTTATTTTATTTCCAGGTTTTAAATAATTTTTTACATTTAATGTAACCTTATAAGTGTAATCAGAAACATCTATTAACTCTACCTTTGATACCTTGTATGTTGGTGAGACATTGTAAAACCACTTATTCGTCTTAAAATTACTTTCGTTGATTCCTAAGTCAGTAACTCTAGCAGTGGTTTGTCTTTCTGCAGAAATAAAATTTTCTGGTGCCTTTACTTTATCAAGAACTGATGATATTCTAACTCTTATGAGTTCTTGATTTACTGATGATCTGCCATATGCAAAAGTATTAATTCCAATTGTTGCTGCGTCGGATATTTTTGATGTTAAGTTAGTAACTCCAAAAAATTGTGTTAATGATTTTGATGTGTATGAGACAAATCCAGTTGTAGTATCTTCATACGTTACATACAGTTCTCCAGTGCTTCCAAATCCAACTGTAGAGTCAACATCAATAATAGTTGATCCAGAAGAAACATTTCCGATAACTTTAGTTGATGCCTCTACAGAAAAATCTCCATATTTTGTGCCATCGACTCCAATGTCTCTATTATATCCACCATCATATCCAATACGATAATAAGATTTACCATATCCGACTTCGATTTTATCAATTGCAATTACTGGAGCATATGCTCTATTAGAACTGCTATCAAACTTATATTCGTCTTGATATAAAGTTGCATTATCTAACTCTTCTGGGTTACCAGAAATTGCTTCGACAACTAATTCATTTAAAACTTGATAATTTGAATTGGAAGGTGTTAAAAGATTTTCTGATGGCCTTAAAACGGAGACATCTTTATCATATAATGCTTTAAATAAGATTTTGAAAGAAGTATCAGTTCCTTTACTAAGATAAAAATCTTTCGATTGCTTTATGAATATATTTTCGTTTAAATCACTTACCAAAGACCTATCTTCTAGTCCAGGGAGAAGTTGATGCTTTACCTTAAGTAAAAACTCTTTTAAGAATAAACAACTTAAATTTTCAATATTTAATCCTGCATCATGATCGTCTGCATCATTTGATTCAAAAAGAACTTCCTCTTGTTTGAATCCATTTCTATAAGATGTTATGCCAACAAACCCTCTAGAACATCCGGTAAAAGAATAATCTGTTTTTCCAGTATATGTGATTACTTCATCTTCAATTTTTAAAAGTCCATAAGTATCGGGAAAACCTTTTGTTCCCTCTGGAGACCTTCCAGGATCAACTTTGATTATATCATCATAAAATGTAATGTCTTCTGCAAGAACAACACTATAAGTCAGATTAGTGTTATTATCTAATTTTATATACTTGTCAATGTTTTGTATTAAATCAATCGGTCCACCCTGATACTCTTGACCAAGATAATACTGTTTTAGAAAATCAGATACTAAAGGATAATCTTCTCGCACGTATGCGGGAAGTTGACTTGCGACAATAGCATTAAACTGAATTCTACTTTCTGACATTTTATGAATTTATCGTCTTAGTATGATGGTGAACTGGAAGAACTTCCTGATGTTGATACCGTACTGGATGGTGTTGATGTACTGGTGGTAGGTGTAGCTGTTGTAGTTGTAGTTGTAGTTACTGTAGATCCACCGTTTGATCCTGTAGTATCAAGTCTAACGGTTGTTGAAGGACCTCCAGACCTGACTAAATTACCATTTGGATAACTCGATGACACTAGGTAATTAGATGCTGAAGGATCTAAACCAGATGATATTTCATCAATAACAGTTTCAAAATTACTCCCACTTATATCTAGTTGCAAATATAAATCCTGTAATCCGATAACATCATTTGAATGAGGAACTGCCTCGATTTCAATCGTGTCAACATTATTTTTTAATTTACCTGCAAGAATATTAACGGGATTTAAAGTAATAACTCCACCCGCATAATTGATTGTTCCAACATTGCGTCTAACAATAGTTGGAGATTGAGATCCAACTGTTGGTAAAGTGAAGAAGAAAATAGATCCAGTTATTCTATTAGTGTCTGGAATATCAGACATGTAAACATTTTGAGAAATTCCTGCTACTCTAAATGCTGATGATTTTATATTATATCCGTCCATACTCTTAATATGGAATTCATTGCCAAATCCAATTTGATACTCTGCAAAAGTATTCAAAACAACTCTTAAATCTCTTCTCATTCTGACAAGAGTTATGTTAGATGCAACAGCTTCATGACTGTTATCAATTATGTTTAAAAACTTACTATATTTGAATCTTGCACCATATCGATTCATTTCTGAAGATTCTGAGTATTTTACAGCATTACTTTGTACAATTGATGATACTGCAGCTGCTGATGGTGCTAAATTTGAGTTATAATAAACTTTGCTGTCAAGTTCCAGGTACAAATACTTCAAATCAAGGATTTCTGGGACAATTCCAGCAACAGCATATTTTTTCAACTTCAATTTAATGTTCTCTTTAATCAAATTTGGAAGAAAATCACCAAATCTGGGTTTAATACTGATAAAAACCTTTCCATATTGTGGAGGAATCAGCTCTTCACCTCCAAAAACAGAAATTGACTCCGTTTCTGGGTAAATTTTTGCTGGAATCAAGGTTTCGTAGTCATTTGCAGTCAATGCACGGTTTTGTGAGGCATAAATTCTTGGTGCATACTTCTTAATTGACTCTACAGACTCAATTGGTTCCCCTCCAGATGCACTTATACCCGTCGCAACAGCACTGATTCCAGAAGTGACTGTATATTCTTGAGCATTACGAATATAAACTAATTTTCCGGCATATTTAAATTTTCCAACTCCATTTGCAGAATCACCACTTGATGTCATATAATCAACAGTGATAAAATTATTATCTTCTAACTTATTTCCAAAAATTCCGTCACCAAAAATAATCTCATATCTTTCATCATCAGATTCTTGAAGATAATATACTTTTGAATCAGATTCTACATCAAATAAACTGTCTTGACGACTATATTTGACAGTTCTGCTTGATTGTTCGTTTGGTCGAACTGATACTGTCATTAAATCAGTGTCAATACCAATATTATCCAAAATAAACTTTTGATTTGGATCTCTAGCATTGACAGTGAAGTTAGATGTTAGAAGAGATCCCTCATATACTGATATATTGGTAAATGATGCGGTATTATCAAAAACAGGAACTGTAATATCCTCTAAAATAGAGAAAACGTATGATTGTTTTCCAAAAGAACCTGATGAAGTTGCAACAATTCCCTTTTTAAGGGTAAGATTTGATGGTGTTGGGGTTATTCCTGTCGTATTTACAGAAAAACTTATAACTCCTCTTGCTGCTTTTCTTGATTTTGGTAAATATCCGATATTTCTTGCTAAAGAAACGACATTTTCTCTTAATGTCGCACTATCAATGAATA